AATAATAGTATCGATACTAATATTTTAAAGGAGATGATCATGTCAGAAATGAGTTCAAAATTAGAACAAGTTCTTGAGTATCTAGTAAACGGTGAACAAGATAAAGCCGAGTCTTTATTACACGATGTTATCGTTGAAAAAGCAAGATCAATACATGAAGAGATTGTGAACGCTCAAGACACAGTTGAAGAAACTGCTGAAACTAAAGAAGAATCTACAGAAGAAGCAGTAGAAGAAACCAAAGAAGAATCTACAGAAGAAGCAGTAGAAGAAACTAAAGAAGAATCAGAAGACGAAGCAGTTGAAGAAACTGTGGGCGGTGAAACAGGTGATGCTGAAACAGATATGAAAGCAGAGCTAAAGCAAAAAGCCGAAGAAGATTCAGAAGAGATCGACTACGAAGAAACTAATGAAGATGAGCATGAAGGCGAAGATGAGTCTGAAGGCGAAGATGAAGAAGTTGAAGACAGAGTAGATGATTTAGAAAAAGCATTAGAAGAGCTGAAAGCCAAGTTCGACGACATTGTCAACGGTGAAGAAGGCGATGATATGGAAGCATCTGCAGAAGACGAAGCAGAAGCAGAAGAATCAGTTATGCCTACTGAAGAAGTTGCACAAGAACTTGAAGAAGCGGAACTAAAACCAGTCAAAGTTGCACACACTGACGGTTCAGACAAGACAAAATCACCAGTAGCGTCTAAAAACGATATGGGTGGTAATGCTGGAAACATTGCACAAGGCGGTGATGAAAAAGGCGCATCTGCACCAAAAGTGGAAGATATGGGTTCAACAACTGAACCAAATATGTCAACAGTGAAAGCAGACAACAAAGATGGCGCAGACAAATCTGCAAAATCTCCAGTTGGAAGCAAATAATTTTGACTAACGGAAGGAGGCCTAACTTATGTTTCGTCCATTAACAGAAAATTTAACTTTTGATCAAGCAAAGATTGAAGTTTTACATGAAGGCAAAGACGACAACAAAAGCCTCAAAATGAAGGGCATATTCATTCAAGGTGGTATTGAAAACCAGAACAAGAGAATGTACCCAATATCAGAAATCTCTCGTGCTGTAGGCAACATCAAGGCTAGACTTGATAGTGGTCACAGTGTGTTAGGTGAAGCAGATCACCCAGAGAATCTAACTGTAAACTTGGATCGTGTGTCACACATGATTGAAGACATTTGGATGGATGGGCCTAATGGTATTGGTAAACTTAAAATTATGCCAACACCGATGGGTAAAATCATAACGACTTTACTCGAAAGCGGTTGTAAACTAGGAGTGAGTTCGAGAGGATCGGGCAATGTTGGAGACAATGGTCAAGTTCAAGATTTTGAAATAATCACTGTCGACATTGTGGCTCAACCGTCGGCTCCGGACGCTTATCCAAAAGCAATTTATGAGGGCTTATGGAATATGCGTGGAGGTCAAAAACTTTATGGTTTGGGTCAGGCAAGTTTGCATGACAAACAAGCACAGAAATATTTGGCTAACGAAATCACAAAACTTATAAGTGAGTTAAACAAAAAGTAAGGAGATTCAGATGGCAGACATTACAGAAATTTTTGGATCTGAAGGTTTAAGTGAAGAACTTAAAACACAAGTTCAAGAAGCATGGGATAAGAGGCTGTCTGAGGCTCGTGAGGATATCTCTGCAGAACTTAGAGAAGAGTTTGCACAACGTTATGAGAATGACAAATCACAGATTGTTGAAGCAATGGACAATATGCTTACTGATGCATTAAAGAAAGAAATTTCTGAATTTGCAGAAGACAAAGCAAAAGTTGTTAAAGAAAGAGTTGCTTATAAAACAGCAGTAGGTGAGCATTCAAATATGTTGTCTAAATTCGTTTCTGACACTTTGGTAAAAGAAGTGAAAGAACTAAGGGAAGATAGAGATGCTCTCAAAGGTCAATTTACAAAGTTAGAAGACTTTGTAGTCAGACAACTCTCCAAAGAGTTAACTGAGTTTGCACAAGACAAAGCGGATCTTGTTGAGAAGAAAGTACAATTAGTTGCTGAAGGTCGTAAAATGATCGAAGACACTAAATCTGCTTTCATCAAGAGAGCGGCAGGTCTCGTGGAAAAACACGTTGATTCAACACTGAAGAACGAAATGACAACACTCAAAGATGACATCAAAGTTGCTAAAGAAAACAACTTTGGTAGAAAAGTGTTCGAAGCGTTTGCAGGTGAATACATGAGTTCTTACCTCAACGAAGGTGGGGAAATTCGTAATTTGCAAAAGCAGATTACAGATCAGCAAGATGTCGTTTCTAAATTAGAAAAGACAATTGAAGAAAAAACTGCTGATATCGAAGCAACAGCGACAAAACTAAAGATTGCAGAAGACAAGATTGTTAGAGAAAAAACACTAGCAGAGCTTGTTTCTCCGTTATCGAAAGACAAACGTCAAGTTATGGTTGAGTTGTTAGAATCAGTGCAGACTGCAAACTTAAAAAAGCAGTTTGAAAAATATTTGCCGGCTGTTTTAAATGAAACTGCTGTGGTCACAAGTGATGACAGCAAGACTATTATCACAGAACATACCGGTGATAGAAACATAAATATTGACGCTAACAAAACTATCGATAACGATATCGTTAATATTCAAAGACTAGCAGGGTTAAGGAGTTAAACACTATGTCAGATAAAACATTAACTGAAAATTGGAATGACACTAAATCTGCATTGTTAGAAGGTCTTGAAGGCCACAAAAAAGATACTATGAGCACAGTTCTTGAGAACACTCAAAAGTATTTGGCTGAGAGTGCTTCTGCAGGTGCAACAGGTGCCGGTAACGTTGCCGCACTTAACAAAGTGATTCTTCCAGTAATTAGAAGGGTTATGCCTACAGTGATCGCTAACGAAATCGTTGGTGTTCAACCTATGACGGGTCCAGTAGGTCAGATCCACACATTAAGAGTTAGATACGCAGAGTCAGATCAAGGCGTTACAGCAGGTGAAGAAGCATTATCACCGGCGAAAATTGCTAGAGGTTACTCTGGTCAAGATTCAGCAAACACTGATACTGCGGCTGGAACATCCACAATGGAAGGTTTCGGTGGTAACAAACTATCTATCCAAATTTTAAAACAAACTGTTGAAGCGAAGACAAGAAAACTATCAGCAAGATGGACTTTTGAGTCGGCGCAAGATGCAAACGCTATGCACGGTTTAGATGTAGAAGCAGAAATCATGGCGGCACTAGCACAAGAAATTACGGCTGAGATCGATCAAGAGATCAT